ACTAAAGTCTGTATTTTGTTCATTAGAAGATATCTTATTGTCTTCAGCTATTAAAGTAGGGTAATAAGCTGAATCACTTCTATATGTACCCGATATAGTTACATGACGAGTTGTAATAAAGTTATGATACTTGTTGTCGCTAGCATTAACATGTACGAGATGTAGTTTATTATCTGAATCAGACCACTTAGTTATTTCACCTGTTATAGTTAAGTTAGTAGCACTATCTAATATTTGAGTAGCTGTTTCTCCAGCAGTTATAATTCCATCTCTGTCGAGAGTTAAAATATAGGTATATGCATAGGAAGCTTCTATGTTATCAATCTGCGCTACTCCTGTATCAAGATCCTCATCATTATATTCAAACAATGTAGCTCTAAGTTTAAATACTGGAAGATTACTTAATTGATAAAAAGGTTGCTCATGTTCTACAAATTGTATTTGAAAAAGCTTATTACTCATTGGAAGAAAAATTAAATCTCCTTCTAATGGCCTTGTAGAATTTATTTCGTTATCATACTTATTTACAGTGTCTAACCATCTACGTCTAGATACAATAAAGGTAGCCTCATCTCTAATCTCTACTCCAAATCTAGTAAATAAATCTCCTTCGCCTTCGAAACCTTGAATATTTTCTATATACATTTCAATTTTGTGAGATGAGTTAAAACGAGAAGGAATATCATCTCCAAAAACTTTATCTTCACTTACGATATCTCTAGGTAGATAATAAACGTCTTGCCCATAAATCTTCAAAGATTCTATGACTATATCTTCATATAAATTTTGTTCTGATCTTACCTTATCGGTAAAATATACATTTCTAGCCATAATTATCCTGCAAAAAAGTCTACTGGTAGTTCATGTTCTAATCTTAATTGTTCTCTTAATCTTATTAATTCTTGAGTTGCATCATCATATATTTTGTGTCCATTCATAGTAACTCCGCCGGGTAATTGCATACCTTCAAACTTTATTAGGTTAGCACCCCATTGTTGTTTTATTAATGTAGTCGTATATTCTTTTAACCACATATCATTAAATACTTTTGTGTGGGTGTTCGCATCTATAATCTTATACGCTTCATAGACAATATAGTCTCCAGCTTTTATATCAGAGTCAGCAAAGTCTCCATAGATGTATAATCTATCTTGTTTCCTTGAATAATTAACTTGAGGTGTACCATTTAGTTTCATATCTAGGAGAGATAGATATTGCTGCATTTGTTCGTAATAAGCTAGATCTCCAATATAATTATGCATATCTGCAATATCATTTAACATCATTTGATATTTAATGTCAAAGAAATTTAAACTAGAACCAAATGTACTGTTAACAGCAAACATTTTTGTAACAGAAAGAACACTAGAATCTACACTTACATATTCATTTGTCACATCAGCTGAAGTTACTAAATGACTTACGTAAGTTCTAAATGTAGCTTCCGAATGATATTCTTGATATACCTGAAGAGCTTCATCAAGTCTATCCTCAAGCTGATCCTCATCAACATTTATTTCAATAACAGGGTCACCTAGTCTACGTTTACAGTAGTCTATAAGTGTTGCCCTTGATGTTGGATTAGCCATTTAAGTCTCCGTTTTTAATAGTATTTATAACTATTTTAATAACAATCTAAGCTGATATGTATTTACTGTTGTTGTAGCTCCAGTTGGATGAAACTGAGATCTATAATCATTTGAGTTTACAAATCTATTTCTTCGTATTTCTCCTGTTCCATCAGATGGTACATCTTGATCAAGCATAGAAGTTCCTCTAGCTGCTCCAGGTCCAGCGGCTGAATCTTGAAGTTCATATGAAAGTATACTACCTGGTGAATAAACAGTAGCCCATCTCATCCCATGCTGCAACTTTTGTATAAAGTAATCAGAGTCTGGAGAATAGATATCTCCACTTGTATTATATGCAAAAGCTGGTATATTAACAGGTTCAGTAATGTTTCTAGTAGCTGATCCATAATAAAGATAGTAATCAGTAACCGCTAGATTTTGTTCTAAAGCTTCTGGTATTCCCGCAGCTGTGTATAATGATACATCAGGAACTTCTTCTCTGTAAAAAAATGTGTTAGCATTAGTAGAACCTTCGCTAGGATAAGGAGGATTACCTGTTCTTACTGATGATAAAGGTCCAATAACATTAGCTCCATCACTATCAGTAGCACTAGTACTCACTGAATATAGACCTCCAAAATCATTATCTCCTATTGCAGTAACACCATCATAATCAGCTATAGCAGGTGTTATAAATGTATCAATAAAATCACTATCAGTCATAGCTCTAAGATTTCCAGAACCATCGTAATATAATGCAAATCCTATATTATTACTATCAACTAATTTATCAATTGTAGCTAGAGAGTGTTGACTTGTATCAACACCTATTGTATTATAGTTGTCTGTATTTACAGTAGTATTAGGAGGTACTGGATATGTAGCACCTGCTGTAGCATATGTACCAGCTATTCTATTAGTGTTTGTAAGAGTAATTAATCCTGCAGAACTACCTCCGGAGTCAGTAAAATTAGCTAATCTAACAGAAGGATTTTCAGCATAAACTGACCTAGCTAATTTTTTAAGACCGGTCATTTGATCCGTAGTAAATTCAATTAAATCTGTACCATCAACATATAAGGGGTTTCTTGCTGTCATAATTAAGATCCTGGAAAGCGTATTGTTTTTAAAATTGTTCCTGATGAGTTTCTAATATTTACTGTATCAGCTCCACTAAAATTAGAGGAAGTTATTACACCATTATCTATAGTAGCGTTAAGTGTAACATTTGCTGATCCATTAAAACTAACAGCTGCTGCAGTAATATCTCCAGTTATAGAAAAGTTTCTAGAGTTTTCTAAAGTAGAAGCAGATAATATAAGATTCTCTCTCGTAGTAAGAATCCAATAACCTTTCTCTTGACTATAAATGTAAGATATATCTCCGCTAGTAAAGGTCTGCCCATCTGTTGGTGAACCCGGAAAATTTAATTTAGCCATATTATCCTCTAATTATCTGGACTGAATAAAGTTTTAACTGCTGATCCACTTGAATCATATATTATAAGAGATACAGCATTTGAAAACTTACTTGAGTTAATTGAATTATCTGGAACTCCAGGAGCGTTAGTAGTAACCCATTGACTAGTATCACTATCAGTATAGTATACAAGAAGATTACCATACTCAGGATCATACCACATATCACCTTCACTAGGAGAACCAGGAGCGGTTAAACTTACTGATACTGATGACCCTGCATCTATCCCTGTCAATGCACTACCATCACCAGAAAATGCTGTTGCAGTTACAGTTCCTGAAATAGTAACACCACCAGTAACAGTAGTTAATTTTTGGCTGTTATTAAAAAATAATGCTGCATGTCCGTCATCTCCTCCAAACTCAGCAATTATATTATCGTTAGTTGAGCGTTCAATTCTTAGATCATTAGGGGTTGTTCTATAAACTATATTTACTGCATCTGTGGTAGAACCATTATCAGTAAATCTTATAAAATTAGGACCACCTCCATCAATGTCTAGTACCGGTATACTACTATTAGATGTTAGTTTTAATTGTGTACCTGAGTTAAATGTTAAAGTACCGCTTGTATAGTTATCTGATGCATCACTGCGTAAGAAAGATGTACTATTAACTCCATCAAGAGTCTCAGCATCTCCACTAGTACGACTTGATCCATCAATTGCCGGTAAAGTACCTGATAATTGCCCAGATGGCAAATTCGTTAAAGATGCTCCAGAACCACTAAATACACCTGCAGTCAATGTATTAGAACTTGGATTATAACTTAAAGCTGTATCAGTTTCAATACCTTGACCGCCAGTAGCACCATCTACAAAAGTAATATAAACTGTTTCGTTAGTAGAGTTATTAGCAGTAGCTGTTACATTAGTAGCTGTAGTTGCAGTAGCTGCATTACCAGTAATATCAGAAGATATAGATGCAGGCAATCTAGCATCTGATATTGTTCCAGTTAATAATGAAGATGGGACCGCAGTAACTTCAATAGCAATATCACCAGTACCATCAAAACTTGCTGCTGTTGCAGTTACTCCTGTTACATCTATATTACGACCTGTAGCTAATGCTGTTGCAGTAGCAGCATTTCCAGTTATATCTGAACTAATACTTGCTGGAAGTCTAGCGTCTGATATTGTTCCAGTAAGTAAGGAAGCTGGAACTGCTGTAACAGGAATTGATATATCACCGGAGCCATCAAAACTCTGAGCTGATGCTGTTACACCAGTTATGTCTATATTTCTTGCTGTAGCTAAAGTAGTTGCGGTTGCTGCGTTTCCAGTTATATCAGATGATATAGAACTTGGAAGTCTTGCGTCAGATACTGTGCCAGTTAACTGTCCTGCTGGAAGTGATGTGAGTGAAGCTCCTGAACCACTAAATGTGGTAGCAGTTAATGTTCCTGTGACAGTGGCACCAGTATTACTAGTTTCAAATTTTTTGCTGTTGTTATAATATAATTCTACTTGACCATTTCTTACATTCTTTTGATATAGTTCATCACCATTTGTACCAAACTCCATTCCATAGTCTTTACCATCTCCATTAAATTGTATGTAACTCATTTCAGTTACATCAATAATTTGCT